GTTGGATCTCGGCTTGGAAGCTGAATACGACATTCGCCGCCAAGGTACCTTGATGGTCGCTAAGTACGCTATGGGTCATGGTATCCTGCGTCCTGAGTGCGCTATCGAATTGGGTACTGGCGCGGTTGCCTAACCACACCTAAGTAAACCTAAGGGGAATCTCTGAGTAATCAGGGGTTCCCCTATTTTTTATGGATTAGCAATGGCTACTGTACTGACCCCAACAACGGAACTCGAAGCCGTAAACACCATCCTTTCCGTGATTGGTGAGGCACCTATCTCCTCCCTAGCTTCAGGGGCAGCGGTGGCAGATGCTGTAACGGCAAGGGCTGTTTTATCTGAAATAAGCCGCGCGGTTCAAAGCCGTGGATGGCACTTCAATACCGATAAAGAACTATCTTTATCTCCCGCTGCATTTACGAACGAGATTACCCTCCCGAGTAACTGTCTCCGTGTGGATACCGTCTCGGAAGATTTTGATGTTGATGTGACCCAGCGAGGCACACGGTTGTATGACCGAAAGAAACACACATACGAATTTACGAAGTCCCTAAAAGTGGACATGGTTGTCCTATTGCCTTTTGAGGAACTCCCAGAGACTGCCCGTCACTACATCACTGTACGTGCCGCACGGGTCTTCCAAGCACGAACTGTAGGTTCCGATGCGCTGTATGAGTTCACTGCCCTCGATGAGAAGGATGCGTTTATCGCCCTTAAGAGAGCTGAAGGTATCACAGGTGACTATAACATCCTGACTGGCAATAGCACAGTTTATCGAACCCTCAATAGGTATTGATTATGGCACTGATTTCTTCATCCATCCCGAATATGGTGAACGGGGTTTCTCAGCAACCCTTTACGTTAAGGCTAGCTTCCCAAGCCGAACTGCAAGAGAACGGCTTAAGCACCACTTCGCAGGGCTTGAGGAAACGTCCACCAACCAAACACATTAAGAAGATACTCTCAGGGAGTGTCTCTAACGCCTTTCTCCACACTATCAACCGCGATGAGGTGGAGCGTTATGTGGTCATTATTACCAATGGTGACCTCAAAGTATTTGACCTTGCAGGTAATGAGAAAACAGTCTCCTTCCCCGCAGGAAAATCATATTTATCCGCTGCGGAACCAAACTCCTCATTCCGAGCAGTGACGGTAGCGGACTATACATTTATCGTGAACAAGGGTGTGACGGTAACCCCACGCACAGATCGTTCTACTGCCCGTCCCTATGAGGCACTTATTAGTGTCAAGGCAGGTAACTATGGTAAGACATACTCTGTGCTCATTGATGGCACCACCCGTGCTACCTACACCACACCTGATGGCTCTAACGCCTCTCACACAGCGAACATTTCAACCGACTATATTGCTACCCAACTTTATAATGGACTAACCTCTTGGGGTGGTGGGTTTAGTTTTGCCCGATACGGCTCTGTAATTCACATCTCCCGTTCAGGTTCAGACTTCAGCATCCGTGCTGAAGATGGCTTTAACAACGGAGCCATGACTGCCCTGAAGGATCAGATCCAGAAGTTCTCAGATCTACCTGCCAACGCAGGTGTCAACGGGTTTGCCGTAGAGATTATCGGGGATAAGAACAACGGCTTTGATGACTTCTGGGTGGAGTTTGACTCCTCTGGTACTGGAGCTTGGAAAGAAACCCTGAAGCCAAACGAGCTACTGGGGTATACTGGTTCCACTATGCCACACCAGCTTGTGCGTAACGCTGATGGTACATTTACCTTTAACGTAGTGTCCTGGGTAGATCGTGCCTTTGGAACCGTAGATACCAACCCTGATCCATCTTTCGTTAACCAGAAGATTGGCGATGTGTTCTTCTACAGGAACCGCTTAGGTTTCCTCTCGGATGAATCCGTAGTCTTCTCGGAGGCTGGTAAGTTCTTCAACTTCTACCGCAATACCGTTACAGAGCTTCTGGACTCAGATGTGATTGACGTTCAAGTCAGCCACACGAAGGTCTCTAAGTTGATCCATGCGATCCCCTTTAACAAGCAGTTGCTGTTGTTCTCCGCCCAAACACAGTTCGTGGTGGACTCAGGTGACCTCCTGACACCCACAACGATCTCGACCAAGCAATCTACTGAGTTTGAGACTAACACCCGTGCCGAACCTGTCGGCTTTGGTAACAACATCTACTTTGCTGTAGATCGGGGCAACTACACGGGTATTCGGGAATACTATAGTATTGACCAGTCCACTGGTACCAACGATGCCGCTGATGTTACAGCACACGTTCCCAGTTATATTCCTGGGGGCTGCTTTAAGATTGCCGCTGGTTTGAACGAGGACATCTTGGCGATCCTGTCTACAGATAGTCCCAATGACATCTACGTGTACAAGTTCTATTGGCAGAATAATGAGAAGCTACAAAGCTCTTGGTCTCGCTGGACGTTCCCCTCTGGGGATAATGTACTGAACGTGGACTTTATTCTCTCAGATATGTATTTGGTTATCCAGAGATCTGATGGTGTGTACCTAGAGTCACTCTCGGTCAACAGTGGGTATATTGAGGCTAACGAGCCGTACACTGTACACTTGGATCGGAAGATGACGGTTTCCTCTGGTGATCTCACCTTTGATGGTACCTATACCAACATCCCCTCAGCCAGCCTTGCTGGTTCTCTTCAGACCTCTGAGTGGGAAGCTGTGGTAGCCACAGGTCAACCTAAGAAGGCAGGTATCCGCTTACCGTTGGAATACACCGTTACAGGTGCACGGATCTTGGGAGATTACTCGGACTCAGATCTGGTTGTAGGTAGGAAGTATACCTTCCGCTATACCCTCAGCCCAATCACGGTGAAAGTTGCCGCTGGTCAAGGAACGAAATCAGATACAACTGGTCGCTTACAGCTCCGTAACATCCAGATTAACTTCAACGAAACTGGTTACCTTACTGCGGATGTTACCCCAGTAAACCGCCAGACTTACACCTACGTGTACTCAGGGAAAACCTTAGGCTTGGCTTCCTCTACAATTGGAGCGGCTAATCTAGAAACAGGCAAGTTCAGATTCCCAGTATTGGCTAGGAACACAGATGTTACTATCGAGCTGAAATCGGATGCGCCCTTACCCCTGTCACTCCTGAGTGCCGACTGGGAAGGAATGTATGTTAAACGAAGTAAAGGGGTCTAACCCTATACTGCTACCAGCTATGAGGGGGGACTGCCTCCTCCTAGCGAAAACTTTAAGAGAAGAGGATAAGGTCGAGCTAACCCATGCACTTGGGTTATCCCCCGAACAGTCCCTTCTCTACTCCTATACCGCTTCAGATAATAGTTACACAGCTTGGCTGGGTGATGAGATTATTCTCATGTTTGGTGTGGGAGGGATACCTGGTCAGTATGGGTCACCATGGATGCTTGCCTCAGATCTCCTGATGAGTGTGAAGATGACCTTTATTAAACAGTGCAGACCCTATGTAGAAGCTCTCGCGGACTCCTATGGGTATCTAGAGAACTATGTATGGGCTGGTAACACAGGTCATATTCGATGGCTCAAGTGGCTAGGATTTCACATATGTGAGCCAGAGCCATACGGAATTAACGGTGAACCGTTTCACAGATTTTTTATGAAGAGGTAATTTATGTGCCCACCACTATTAGCAGGTTTAGGCGCTGCGGGTGCGGGAACTGCTGCTGCGGGTGCCGCTACAGGTGCCGCTACAGGTTTCTTAGGGATGTCCCAAGCAACCTTAACAGGTTTGCAGATGGCAGCATCCGTTGGTGGTTTGTTTGCTCAAATGCAACAACAGCAAGCCACTGAAGCCTACAACCGACAACAATACGAAAGCTCAATGCAAGCATGGAGGCAGAACCAAGCCTACTCTGCATTGGAGAAAGTTACTGAAACAGCGAACTATGCCGAACAAAAAGTAGTAAACGACTCTGCCATGCGTAGAGCGATGGCTACTGCTAAAGTTTCTTCGGGAGAAGCTGGGGTAGCTGGGTTATCCGTGGATGCCCTGTTAGCCGATATTGGAGCAAAAGCTGGTCGAGATAACACAGTAGCCCTGGTCAACCGTGATCGC